TGCTGTTGAATTAGCTGTAGTGGGTGCAGCAACTTTATATCAAATAACTTTATCTGCTGGTCAAAGCCATGTATTAGGTGGTCCAGATGATTTAATGTTAGCAGAAGCAGATACTTCCCCAAGTTTTGGTACTATGGCTGATATTGCTAGTATACAAATTCAACCAGTTGGTAGTGACCCAATCGATATAGAAGTTTTAGTGGCTAGTGTATAACTATGTTCATAACTTTTAAAAGGGGTTACGAAAGTAGTCCCTTTTTTTTGTATATTTACCATAATTAAATTTAATATAATATGAATACAGAAAAAGTAATAAAAGAGGTTATATCAGAAGTAAAAGACCTCTTATTAGAAAAAAACAGAGCTTATGGAGACTCTGCTATAAACCCATCTAATATTTTCTCAAATGGAGATGCTCTAGATTCACTAGGAGCAAGAATAGATGATAAATTAATGCGTATAAAAAATACTGGAATAACTGATAAAACAGAAGATACTCTTATCGATCTTATAGGTTATCTTGTTTTATATAAGGTTGCTATGATAAAAGAAAAAATAGATGAATTTGAATCTGAAAAAGAAATTTTAGAAATGGGTGGTCACGTTAATATAAATGGAAATAATATAGACTCTGTTGATGGTCTGATTTATCACTATGAAAAAAAAGAAAAAAAATCCAAAAATTAAAGACATAATAAAAGTAATAAACAGCTTAAAAGAAGAAAAAGATATAAAATTCGTTTTTTCCTATATAAAGATTGGAGACACTTTAGATGAGTTTAATTCAGAAACTATAACAAATATAAAAGAAGATTTAGTTTCAAACGCTTTAAAAATGATTATTGACGAAAAAGTTTTTGGTAATCCAGTTAGTGAGCAATTATCAGTAGATGAATTAGAATCTATGTCCAAACTTGATATGTACAATATATTTAATAATAAAGATAAACCAGAAGCATAATGGAACTTATAAGTGGAATAATACGAAAAATAATAATAGGAGATATAAAAGATGGTATAACCTATGTGGTTGGACAACCTATTATGAGAGGGCAGGCTAAAATAACTGCTATCGTTCAAGATGATTTATATTTTTATAAATACAATATGTTAAAATTTAATGTGTTTATAAGAATGGAAGGATCAAAATCTTCAGAGTTATGGAAGTCTTTTTTTAGTATAACTGGAGTAGAATATAATTTAGACTACGAAGAATATTACGAAGTAAATTAAATAAAACATGGCAAAAGTAAAGATACCTAAGAATTATTTTCTTGTTAAGGTAGAAAAACCTTATGAAGATACTATAGAACTTAAAAATGGTAAAAGAATAATATTAAACTACACTTTTGATCCTTTAAAACATGCTAGACAATATGGAACAGTATATCAAGTTCCTGAATGGTTACCTAAAGGATTAGAGTTTGATGTAAAAATAGGTGATAAGGTTTATTTTCATCACATGATAACTGCTAGCACTGGTAATGTAAGTGTAGATAAAAAGTTTGCAAACTCGTCTTCACAAGATCTTATAAGTGACAATAAAGTAAGATGGCTAGATGAAGAAAATTTATATTCTGTTCATTGGGATTTTATATACGCAAGAGTTAGGGACGAGGACATAAAGATGTTACACCACTGGAACTTTGTGGAACAAAAAGTACAAGACGAAGAAGAGATAAAAAGTAAAACAGGAATATTTTTAAAACCAGGGGTAGAGGATATTGAGTTACATGGATACATAAGGCACCTTAGTGATTGGATGAAGGACCAAGGAATGAAAAAAGGTGATGAGGTTGTGTTTTCAGTTAATTCAGAGTATGACATGAAAATAGAGGGAGATGTACTTCTTAGAATGAGGAATCAAGATATATTAGCAAAAGTAGAAGATGGAGAAAGAAAGCAATAAATCATATGTACAAAGAGCATTACAAGAGTTAATAGACTCATCTAAAGAGGCTGTAGCTATTCTTATAAATGACATTAAAAAACCACTAGATCCAGAGCTATCTGATGAAAAAAGAAGGAACGCAATCAAAGCAAAGAAAGAATGTTTTGTAGATGCTCAAGAAATATTAATAGGTATATCCAAATTAGAAGCACAACTTTCAAATAGTGATGCAGAGTTTAAAGAAGAAAAAGATTTTGAAAAAGGTTTTGCAGAGAAATGGGCTAAAAGATAATAATTATGCCAGTTCAATTAAATTCAAATAGTTTAGGTGAGGTAATAGAAATACAAGGTCTTAAAATACAGTTACCTAAAAAACCACCAAAGAAAAAAATATTATATTCAGATAAAAAAAAGAAAGAACAAAAGTGGATTAGGCAAGATATACCCAAGCAATTAAATAGAGAAAACGCATCAGATTATTATGAGTACATAGAAGAAGAGTTTAGAAGAAGAAGAGAGGGTCTTTGGTTTATGAATAATGGTATAGCAACCTATATTACAGGTAGTCACTACATGTTTTTACAATGGTCTCATATAGATATTGGTTATCCAGATTATAGAGATGCAAATAGAAAATTTTTTATATTTTGGCAGGCTTGTAAGTTAGACCCCAACTGTATGGGAATGTGTTTCCTAAAAAACAGAAGATCTGGGTTCTCATATATGGCTAGTTCTGAGATAGTTAACTTAGCTACACAAACTTATGAGTCGAATTTTGGATTATTATCTAAGACAGGTTCTGATGCTAAAAGTATGTTTACTGATAAGGTGGTTAGGATATATAGAAGGTATCCATTTTTCTTTCAACCTATACAAGATGGTTCTAGTAACCCAAGGGTAGAGCTAGCATTTAGAGAGCCTGCTAAAAAAATAACCAAAAAACATAAACACATAGAAAAATCAGAAGCACTTAATTCTGTTATAGACTGGAGAAATACTGCAGATAATAGCTATGATGGTATGAAACTTAAATTACTTATCCATGATGAAGCAGGTAAATGGACAGGATCAACATCAATAGCTAAAAACTGGGGTGTTACACAAACATGTTTGCTTCTTGGTAGAAAAATAGTGGGGAAATGTATGATGGGTTCAACTGCTAACAAATTAGAAGATGGTGGATTGGAATATAAAAATTTATATTATAATTCTGATGTAACTGATAAAGATTTAAATGGAAGAACTAAGTCTGGTTTATATTCTTTATTTATACCATCTTATGAAAATTTAGAAGGATTTATAGATGAATATGGATTCTCTGTGGTAGATACACCAGAAAAACCTGTTACAGGGTGTGACGATATACAAATAAGTGTTGGTGCAAAAGATTATATGAAAAATAGAAGAGATGGATTAAAGAACAACACTAATTCTTTATCAGAATTTAAAAGGCAGTTTCCATTCACCACTGAAGAAGCGTTTAGAAATGATTCACTTTCTAGTGTATTTGATGTAGAAAAAATATATCAACAATTAGATTATAATGAGGTAACTGATAATCTAACAATAAAAGGAGATTTTATATGGAGAAATGGGGCACAAGACACTAGTGTTATATGGGTTCCTAATAAAAAAGGTAAATGGGAGGTATCTTGGTTTCCACAAAAAGAAATGCAAAACGTAATTACCACAAAGTTTGGTAAAAAGACACCAGGTAACTCATTAAATTTAGTTGCAGGATGTGACCCTTATGACCATGATACAACAACAGATGGAAGAAGGTCTAACGCTGCTTGTCATATTTATCATAAATTTACTTTATCTGAAGACCTTCCATCAGAACAATTTGTTTGTGAGTATATATGTAGACCACCTAAAGCAGATATATTTTATGAGGACATGATTAAACAATGTGTATTTTATGGGTGTCCAATATTAGTTGAGAATAATAAAATAGGTATTATAAAGTATTTTGAAAGAAGAGGTTATTATGACTATTTAATGGATAGACCAGAGTCAACTCACACAGACTTTAGTAGAAAACAAAAAACAAAAGGGATACCAGGATCTGGTGTTGCTGTTATTAACGCACAAGCTGAAGTTGTGGCTACCTATATTTATGATAATGTAGGTATAAATCAGGAGACTGGTAAGGTTGGAAAGTGTTACTTTAATAGGTTGCTAGACGACTGGAGTAGGTTTGATATAGATAATAGAACAAAATTTGATGCTACCATCAGTTCTAGCCTTGCATTATTAGCCTCACAAAAATTCGTCCAAGTTAAGAAAGATACGCCAAAATTTACTAAATTTGTGAAAACATATCAAAATAAAGGTTTATTATCTAAAAAAATAAAGTAAATGGAAATAGGAAATATATTTGGAAAGGACAAAAAAATAGGTGGATACCCTAGCCCATTAGTATCGCCAAAGGAAAAAGAAAAGAAAGAGTATGGCCTTGCTTACTTTAAAAAAATGTATCATGACTGGAAAGATAATTCTCAAATAAACATAGATAGTAGAAAAGCTAGATTTGCAAAAGCTAGAAGTTATGCACAGGGTTCTCAAAATGTTTCAAAGTATAAGGACCTACTAGATGTAGAAGGAGATACTTCTTATTTAAACCTAGATTGGACACCTGTAAATATAGTTCCTAAATTTTTAGACTTAATAGTCAATGACTTATCTAATCAAGAATATGAGGTTTTAGCAAATGCTATAGATCCAATAGCAGAAAGTAGAAGAGAACAAGATAAGAATAGAATGTTTGCACAAATGTTAGTTCAACCAGGTCTAGAAGAACTAAGTAAAGTAACAGGATATGATTTAAGGCAAAAGGGTTATATACCTAGAACTCAAGAGGAGTTAGATATACACATGGCACTTTCTTATAAACAAGCCACAGAAATCTCTATGGAAAAAGGTATTAAGTTTATTATGGACTTAAATAATTATGGTGGTATAAAAAAAGCAGTTATTAGAGATTTAATTGTTTGTGGAGTTGGAGCTTGTAAAACTTATATAGATCCTAATTATGGTGTAAAAATAAAAAGAGTTGACCCATCTAATTTAGTGACTTCCTATACTAATCATGAAGATTACTCTGATATACAACACGCAGGTGAGGTATACACAATGACTATTGGTGAATTAAAAAGAATAGCAGGAAACCAGCTAAGTGAAGAAGATTACGTTAAAATAGCAGGAGAATATTCAGGTAAAAATAATAATGACTCAATAAGTCCTAATTATGAATCATACCTCAATCAATATCAACATGAGCATGAATATGATAAATTTAGAATAACTGTAATGGATGCAGAGTTCTTTTCAGTTAACGAGCTTAAATATGAAAAAAAGAAAAATGCTTATGGTGGATATTCTGTTAGAAAGAAAAAACATGAGTATAAAAAACCTAAAACATCTAAATTTGAAAGAGAATTAATAAAAACATCTGTTAAGGTGGTTTATTCAGGTATGTATATAGTTGGAACAGATTTTGTATTAAATTATGGTTTGGCTAAAAATATGATGAGAAATCAATCTAATTTAACTGAAACAAAATTATCTTACGTTATATATGCTCCAGGTACACATAAAATGATTAACAAATCAATGGTAGAAAGAATGATACCATTTGCAGACCAAATACAACTTGCTCACCTAAAATTGCAACAAATAATAGCTAAGGCAAGACCAAAGGGTGCAGCTTTTGAATTGGGTGCATTAGAAAATGTTTCTAAAGGAGATGGTGGAACTTTTACTCCAATGGAGCTTCAAGAGATATACGATCAAACAGGTAATATATACTATAGAACTTTAAATGACGAGGGGCAACCAACTAGTGCTGTTCCTGTGCAAGAACTAGAAAATGGTATAGGTGGTGATATGCAAAAGTTAATTTCTATCTATCAACATAATCTACAAATGATAAGAGATGTGACTGGAGTTAATGAAGCAAGGGAAGGTGCAAAACCATCTAGTGAGGCTTTAGTTGGTGTGCAAAAATTACAATTAATGGCTTCTAATAATGCAACTAGAAACATCAATGATGGTTATTTAAGTTTAACAAAAAGAATTGCTGAGTGTATATGCATGAGGCTTCAGGATATATTAAAAAATAAAAACAAATTTAAATCTTATTCTAGTGCTTTAGGTAAAGGAACTATGTCTATGTTTAAAATAAATCAAGATATATCCCATCATGAGTTTGGTATAATACTAGAAGTTGCACCTGATGAAGATCAAAAACTACAATTAGAACAAAACCTACAAATGTCTTTAGCTCAAAAAGAAATGAGATTAGAGGATGTTATTACTATAAGGTCTATAAAAAATATGAAACTTGCTAATCAAGTTTTAATGTTTAGAAGAAGAAAATACCAAGAAGAAGAAGAAAGAAAAGCGAAAGAAGCTCAAAAACAAAATGCACAAATTCAACAACAAGCTGCACAACAACAAGCTCAAATGAAGCAACAAGAAATGCAAATGTTAGCTCAAATGCAAGCACAAGAAGCTCAAATGAAATCTCAAAACAAAATACAAGAGATGCAAGCAGAATATCAATTAAAGGACCAATTTGACTCAATGCAACACCAAAGAAGAATGAAAGAGATTGCTCTTAATAATTCAGGTAAAGAAAAGGTTGCTAACGTATCAGGAGAGGTTAAATTAAAAGCTCAAGATAAATCTGCTTATAATCAATCTAGGATAGTAGAGCAAAAAAGAGATAGAGCGCTTCCTTTATCACAATTAGAGGAAATGCCACAAGTAGAGGAAAATCCTGAAAATCCAATACCAAATATTTTAAAATAATTATTGGATTACCATAAATAAGATATATATTTGCAAAAATACTAATTTAATTTAATATACTATGGCTGAAGAAAATTTTGGCCCTGCACAAGACTTTGCAGAGGCAACAGGAGAAAGTGTTGAACTGTCAGTAGAATCAAAGGATTCAGCACTTCAACCAAAAACAATAGACCTAACTCAGAATGAAAATTCTGATGTAGAATCTTTGGAGGAAAACGAACCATTAAATGATGGTGAGTATAGTCCAGAGGAAGCAATGGAAAGCTCTTTGAAAACTGAACCTACCCAAGAAGATGGGTATTATGAACAAGAGGAAGGTAATTCTTCCCCTGAAGAGAGAGAAGATGATTATGAATCAGATGATTATGATGCTCTAGATGTTCTAAACGAAAAGTATGGAACAGACTACGACAACCTAGATGATTTACTAGACGATCTAGAAGAAGACCAACAAGGCAATGAATTTGCTAGCGAACAGATAGCAGAGATGAATAGATTTGTTGAAGAAACTGGAAGAAGTGCAGAAGACTACTTCTTAACACAAAGTCAAGACTATAATGAAATGTCTGACCAAGAGGTAATAAAAGAATACCTCTCATTAGAAAATCCTGATTTAACAGAAAAAGAAATCGACTTGTTCTTTAATGATACCTATAAACAAGGGGAGGGAAAGTATAGTTCTGAGCAAACTGAACTTGGTAAAATCCATTTAAAAAGAGATGTAGCTAAAGCTAGGCAAGAATTACAAGACTTGCAACAAGAGTACTGGTCTCCTGCAGAAGATAATGAAAATTATACTGAAGAGGATCGTATACAGACTCAAGAAGCTAGAGAAGATTTTCTTGATGATATGGATGAAGAGTTAGATGATATGGAATCATTGCAATTTCAAATGAACGATAGTGGAGAAGTTTTTGAATATCAATTAACAGAAGATGACAAAGCTATGGTTGGAGATGCATTAACCAATTTAGATGACTTTTTTGAACCTTACCAAGATGATTATGGTAATTGGGATACAGAAAAATTAGCACTAGACATGATTGCTATGAAGTTACAAGACAAAATAGTAAGAAGTGTTGCTAATCAATATAGATCACAAGGTGCTGAATCAGTACTAAGGGATATTAAAAATCCATCTTATGAACCTAATCAAGTTTCTCAAGAACGACATGGAGAATCTATTGCTGGTCAAATATCAAAACATATATTTGACGATTAATTAAATAGATTATTAACATAAAAATTATAAAAAATGGCAACAGTAAGTTTACCTTCAGGTGAAAACTTTGTACTGAATCCAACGTCAGTGGCGTTAGCGACTCAGGACAATTATGTAAGTTCTCTTACAACTTTAGCTATGCACAAAAGAGAAGTTGATGAACGTCTTATCCAAAGATATGGAAAGCAAGGAATCACTGGTCTTTTAGAATTAGTTGGAGCAAAAAAAGAGTGCACACAAACACAATTTGAACACTTCGAAGAAGCGTTTATACACAACACAGTTAGTTTAGATTTTAACGATGGTGGCGTACCTACATCAGGTGCAGCTAAAGAGGTTATGCATATTAATGATTCTGATCTTGCAGATGGAACTTTAGAGGCAACAAACCAACATCATCCTGTTAGATTAGGTGATATTTGTTTATCTCAAACAGGACAGATGGGTATTGTTAGTTCAGCTCCAACTTCAGCAGCAGAACCAACATTTGATATGTATCCAATTAATACTTGGAACTCTAGTAATGCTAATGGTCAAACTTGGACTATTATAGGTAATGAATGGGGAGAGAATACTGGTCAACCTGATTCTATTTTACCAAGAGTTCATGAATATTCTAACAAATGTATGATTATTAAAGAATCATTTGAAGTTTCAGGTACTGAAGCTACTAACGTGATTTACTTTAAAGTTGATAGTCAACACTTTGGTTCAGGATACTTATGGTACTTAAAAGGTGAGGCTGATACTTATAAAAGATTCATGGACTATCAAGAGTTAATGATGATTTTTGGTAAATCAGTATCTAACTCTAATTTAACTTCTGCAGTTGCTTCTTCTTCATTTACAAATGGAGGTATTAGAGGTACTGAAGGTTTATTAGAGTTTATTCAAAATAAAGGTCAATCAATGGATTTAGGAGCTGCTACAATTACTATGGCAGATTTTGATGCTATTGTTAAATCTTTAGATAAATATAGAGGTGCTAAGGAATACGCAATGTATTGTGGTATCAACTTATCTTTGGATATTGATGACTTATTAGCTACTCAAGGTGCATATGCTGCTGGTGGTGCTAACTATGGTACTTTCCAGAATAACAAAAATATGGCATTAAACCTTGGATTTAATTCTTTCACAAGAGGTGGTTATACATTCCACAAGAAAACATATGACTTATTTAATCATCCAAAATTAGTTGGAGCAACAAACTTTAACTACAATGGATATGGTATATGTATTCCTATGGATACTCAGAAAGACGCTAAGTCTGGAGATAAAATACCTTCTTTAAGAATTAGATATAAAGCTGCTAATGGTTATTCAAGAGAGATGGAACACTGGTTAACAGGTTCTGCTGTTCTTAAAAACAAAACAAACACTGAAGATAATCTGAAGTGTCACTACAGAACTGAAAGAGGTTTTGAAGGTTTTGGTGCGAACAGATACATGTTAATCAAAAAATCTTAATTATTAACCTTATAAAATTTATATAAAATGGAAAAGTATTTATATTTCGCAAGTGCAGCTGCTGATGCAACAACAGCAACTGAAGAGGTGGTTTGTTTCCCTTCTTCACAAATGTCTCACATGGAGATGGCAACAGCAACTTCGATGAGAATTTATTTTGAGTCTAGTCAAGAAAATGACGCTGACTCAGGTATAGATGCAGCTCACGTTGTACTTACTATTGCGACTGGCAAACACAAAGAGGCTATGACTGATATAGTTAATCATATAGCAGAGCCTTCAATCGCTGGAAGTAATATATTTGTGAACATTGCAGACAGTGAAAATTCAGCTTTTTGCAGTACTCACATTACAGCTTGTGCATCTATTGCAGTAGTTGATGCATCATAATTGCGAACTGTCTTGAAATGATATATAGGCAGGATAAAGAACACATTTAAGGAAAAGAGGCTAATAGCCATGCATGTAAACGCCCTGTTATTACTTCTTTTCCTAAAATGTTTTTAACAAGTTTAATTTAATTTAATATTTAATAAAATGGCAACAACAAAAACATTCCCTAAAAAGAAAACTGCAGTTAAAACAGGAGTTTTAAATACTGCAAAAACTACAGCAAGTCCTGTTGTAGAGGAATCAAAAACAATAATTCAAGATACACCAAGGCCTAATTTTTCTTTTGGTAGAAGAAAAGAAGGTCCCACTGTTTATGAATTAGTTAACCACAGTATAGATCCTAAAACAAAAAAGAAAAGATTTTCTCTTGTGTATATGATTAAAGCTGAGGATATTATATATGACCCAATAAAAGGTATAAATAGAAAAATAAGGTATATTTAAAGCGCTTGGATTAGTAGCGCTGTAAAACTGAAGCTGTTTTATTAAGTTTGGCGTATATTTGTCAACAGTGTAAGCGTTGTTTTCTTTTTGATGTTGATCTGCTATCGCGTCAGCATAAACACTTCTTATCTTAGTTATAGCAGGGCTTTTATCTACCATATTAGCGAAGTATTCGTTAAACTGATTAACAGCTAACTTGTAATCTTCATCTGATAACTTACCCATTATCGTGCCATCTGGAAGTATTTCTTCTTGTAGTTCAAAAGAGTTTAATATTTCTAACTGTTTAGCAAGAAGATGATCGTAGTTGTCTGTTTTTATTTGTTCAACTACTTTTTTTATATCTTCATTATTTTTTAAAAACTCAGAATCTAAAGTTGCATTCATCAACTCCACTTGATCTTTTTGATCATAATCTACTACAACTGCAGGAAGACCATCTTCTGTAGTTACTACTTTAGTAACATCTTTATTTAGATTTTTAAAGTCTTGAAAGTCTTTTTGTGCTTTTTCTTTTAAAGCGTTGTTGCGTTGTTTTTCAAGCTCTTGAGCTTCTGTAACTAAAGGAAAAGGATCTTCATCTTCTACTATTCTATCATTTACAACTGTAAAAGTATTACCAGATGGAGGTGTAACGTCGCCAGCGTTCTCTAAAAAACTAAAAGCTGGTGTTTCTATAGATGTGTCAAATGAATCAGGATCGTAACTAAATTTTTGTTGTGATACCGAAGAAGTAGTTTCCGAGCTGGATGCCGTATTTTTTCCCGACGCTACAGGGGCATCCTGCGCCGCAACGTCGCTTGTCTTTTCCACAAGACCTTTTGTTTTCATTTTCTCTAAATATGAATCAAAGTCCATATCATATCTTTGAGCAGCACTCTGTAGTTGTTCTAAAGAGTATTCTGTGCCGTTTAATTCGTACATATTATTTAATTATTTGGATTTAACGGATCGTAGTTCTCGGTATACGTATTTTTACCATTACCTCTATTTTCAGCGCTAACATACTCGTTATGGTGATTCATTAGTTGATCCATGTAGTATGTGATTAATTCATCTCTTATTTTTTGACCAATAGTCACGTTTTCACCTGGTAGTTTTTGACCCCAATCAAAAGAGTTGTCAGGATCAAAATATTTATTTAAAGGCATATAGTTTTCTATAAGATAATTATCATCAACCATTGGCTCTTCGCTACCTGGTTCTCTAAACCTTTTGTAAGTTTCTAAAAACTCATCAGCTTCTTCTGGAGTTATTTCATTATCAGCCATTAAATCATTGTAAACTTCATCTTTTAAAGCTCCACTACCTTTGTATTGATTAATAGTATCTGTAGCCCATTGAACTTTAGCAGATTCTAAACCATCATTAGTATAGTTATTTATAAATGATTTACCATTGCTACTAAATTCAGGAAAGTCATACATCCAAGACATTAATACTTTTTTATTAACATCTTCACCTTCTCCAAATATTTGATTTAAATTAGCTCTATACTTGCCTTCGTTGAAAAGCATATTATTTCTTTGATCTTGTACAACCTCATCTCGTAAAGCGTCAAAGTTTTCTTGACCAGCTTCATCTATTTCATATACACCCTCTAAAGCTTGATCTAATGTAGTTTTAAATATACCAGATCCATCTTTGCGCATTACATGAAACACAACTTGACCATTTTCATCTATCTCCATACCGGCTTGCTTAGTCATTATCTCATTAAGGTTGTGGTAAGACTCTGACTCTCTTGTAGCTTTTGAATATCTAAATCTTCCATCATCTTCTTTATCACCCATACCATGCATATCTGCCCACTCAGCTTTAGCGTCTTGCAATAGCTCCATTGTACCGTTTAACCTTTTGCCCGTAGCGTCTAACTGACCCATTTGCATTTTAAGTTCTTGAAACTTTTCAGAGTTAGGATTAACTTTTCTAGCTTGTCTTCTTAGCTCTGCTAATTGTTTTTTCTTTTGTGTAGCCCAGTTGGTACAAGATAGTTGACCGTTTTTAAAATCGTTAAAACCATTTTGCACTTCATCTATATTAAAGTTTTGCAACTCTTTTTCAACAGCGTCTCTATTTCTTTTTCTAATTAAAGATACTATATCTAATCCAGCGTCTAAAGCTTGAAAGCCAACGTTATCAGGTTGGCCAACCATACCTCTACCTATTTTATAAAACATTTCTACGTTAGCTCTGTATGCTTTTTTAATAGGTGATTTCATTGTAGTTGGTACACTAACATTACTTCTAGTATCAACACCCATGTTCTCAGCAAGTTGTCTATGTTTTTCTCTTAGTTTTTCTTTTTTATCTGGATCAGTTTCGTTTTTGATTTTTTCTAATAACTTTTCTGATTTTTCTTGAGCTTTGTTTGCTTTATTCTCTTGGCGTTTTTGTTGACGATCTTCTTTTCTTTGAGTTCTTCTCTCTTCTCTTTGGTCTATAAACTCTTGTTCTTTTTGACCAAGCTTAGAGTCTTTGTAAGCTTGTGTTGATCTATATTCTTGTACGATATTGTATATATCAGTAAGACCCTCGTTTAACTCTTTAGAACCATCATTAGCTGTTAAACCACCAGTAACAACAGGGCCACGCTTTTTTCTTAGCTCAGCCATATACTCATCAAAATCAGCTTTTGATGCGTCTCTATAATTTTGTGATACGTCTTCAGCCATATTAAATTAATTTTTTCTATTTTTTCTTTTACTTCTGTAGTACTCTTTATTAGCTTTTTTCTTTTTAGTTAAAGCTGCTTTAGTTTTATAGTCTTTTTTAAAAAAAGCACCAGCTATATCGGTAAGACCGCTAAAAATATTGCTCGTTTGTTGATTTTTATTAGCTGTGTGTTGCGCAAGTTGCCCAGACTCCATAGCCATTAAACCTTCTTGTCTACTAAGTTCTGACTGTTGTCTAAACATCTCACCTTGACCTCTAAGCTGATCAGCAAACATTTGTCCTTGACCTTTCATTGACTGAACATCCATACGACCTCTTCTAGCAGCTTCTTGATTAGCTGCCGCTTGTTCAGCCTTCATTCTTTTATTAGTAGCCTCTTGTTGACCTATAGAGGCAGATGAAGCTCTTGCAGCTTGATTACCAGCACTAACTAAAGCTTGAATATTACCAGCATCGAAACCACCAGCTTCTTGCATAGCACCCATAACGTTAGCTTGATTTTGTTGAGCAGCATCTCTTTCAAACTCAGCTTGTTGAGTATTAACCTCTAAGTCTTCAGCTGTGTTTTCCATATTTTCATAATGGTTCTTAGCTTGAGCGTAAGGGTTTTTAACACCAGCATACGGGTTTGTTATAGGCATATTCTCGTATTTTTTCATACGCTCTTTAAGCTTTTTTTGAGCTTTCTTCTCTTTTTTCTTAGCCTTTCTTCTTCCAAAAAATCCAGATATAGCTTTAACAGCACCTATACCTGCTGCTACCGCGCCTATTACTGGAAGAATTTTTAAAGGTGAATTTTTATTTGCCATTATATTTTTGTATATATTAATTATACCTGTATATTATTACACTTTTTAGTGCTTATTTACTGCTTTCAGATATACCTGCGTTAACCTGAAATATCTCTACTTTGCTCGTAGAGTCGTTGACTAACTTAACTTCTGCGTAGTATCCTACTAAAGAAGATGAGTTAGCCGTGTTGTCTTTGCTAAAAAACAAAAAGTCTGTAGTAGCAGGTAGAGGTATGTTGTCATCGTGATCAACAGTGATTGTTCCTCCAGTAGCTGTTCTGTTTACGGCTGTAACCAAGCCCATTTTGTTCATGCCACTATAACCATTGCTAGCTTGTCTTTGACCAGCAGCAAAACCCCACTGAGTATAATATACGGTATCACCAACCTGTGCAGATCGATTTATTTCATGATTAAACGTTAATGTTACTGATATTATTGCCATATATTAAAAGCTATGATCGTGAGCAGCTGTTAGTAGCGAAGCTGTTGTACTACCAAATAAAATCATGTTTGCAGTTTCGTTTTCACTAGTACCAGTGTACTTACAGGTTAATGTTATTGTTTCTTGTGTTGTGCCTCCAGAGCCAGCTGTTGCAAAAGCAAACTCAAAGTCATAATTACCTCTTGTTTGAGAGTTAACGCTAGCTAAGTGTTCTTTTTCCTTATTTAAAAAGTCTGCGCTACCTACAAATCCAGCAGCTGTACCACCTGGTAAATTTCCAGCGTGAGCAAATCTAAAACCTTGCGCAGTTTGCATACTAACAGTAAATATAGTTTCTTCACTAGTACCTAAATCCGTACCGTTTACCTCGAAGGTAGATTGAGGGAAAGAATCTCTACCTGTTTGGAAGTTGTTATTAGCAACGTTTGTAGTAATAGCATATTTACTAGAAGTAGCAGCCATCTCTATGAAGTCTTTTGTGTTACCAGTTGGATCACTACCATCAAAAGAAGCTTTCATAACAGAAGTGTTAGTTATTAGTGGCGTACCCATAGCTGTAACTTTTACACTACTAGTACCAACTGCAGCTGTAGAGTTAGAGGTACCATCTACGTTTATTTCTATTGTAACATCGTCTTCAATAGTAAATGAGTTAAAAGCAAAATCAAACTGTACACCTAGAGTTTTTGCCATATTAGAACATATTATTTGAGATACCTTAGCGCCACCATCAAAACCAGTATCACCATCGTTGTATATAGCTTTTCCATTAACAAGTGTTGGATCGTCTACGTTAGCTACTTTTACTATATCGTCTTCAACAAAAGTAAAACCTTCATCAGGTATCATTAACACCCTAGCATTTAAATCTTGTAAATTAGTACCACTAGGTACTGTTTGCTGGTGTTTAACTACAGTAACACCACTGCCAGCATCTGTACCATTATCAGCTTTGTGAACTATGTCAACTGAAACATTGTGTCTAGTTAAACTAGTTAATGTTTCATCTACAGAAGGATCTTCTGTTCTTATTGATGATCCAGATGGAAAATTGTTTTGAGGCGTAGAAAGCATTGTGTAATTACTCCAGAAAGCGTTTTCATAAACCCATTTCATTACATTTTCACTAGCATTAATACCTACAGCAGGACACGTGTGTTTTATAACAACTTTACCTTGTATACAGTTACCAGCACTGTCAAAAGCTGTTTCTTCCCAGAATATTTTGTAAATAGACCCGTCAGCCGTAGTTATACCATAAGGATATGGATATAAAGGTGAGAAGGCATTAGTCATTGGTAAACCACCAAATTGCTGTAAAATGTTGTAAGATTGTCCAGTAGTTTGAAAAGGTGGATCAGCTACAACTGTAGGTAGAAATAAACTTTTTATCCAAGCATCAGCTAAAGTAGTTCCACCTGTTAAAGAAGATCCAACAGCCGGTATAAAGTGACCAGGTGTTGCATCTACAAAAAAGCTGCAAACTTCTACTTCTTGACCAATAGGAACTAAACCAGATATATTAAACGCTCTAACAGTAGATCCACCCAGTAGAGATGTTGTTATATTTGGACCATTAGCTAAAAATATAGCGCCAGGCGTGAAAGAAGAAGGAACTACTGGATTTGTAAACGTATAAGGCGTGAAACCTAAATTACCAGTATAATTATCAAAAGGTGTAAACTCTAATCGTAAGTTATACTTAGCAGTAGCAGGCGTTGTTGATACGCTAGATATAGGAACGTTAAACGACTGATTAGCAGTATACGTAGCTGATGAGTATGTAACTGTTATAGTAGCAACACCACCAGATATAGATGTGTTAGCACTAGCTACACCAGTTGGTAAAGTACCTAAGGTTATAGCTGTTACTGAGTTACCACTTGTAGGATTAACAGTGAAAGACTGTGTTCCAGGTGATGAGCTAAAGTTAGAACCTGACTGAATATTAGACTGTACATTAGGAGTTACGGTAGCGTTTGTTACAGAACTACTAGATGTAACAGTTGATGTTATAAACAAACCAACATTTGTACCACTAGAAGATACACCTCCAGCAGCAGGGCCTAAACCTTGAACAGAAAACTCGTGCGAGTCTACATTACCAGTTGCGTTACCGCCACCAATATCATTTGTAAACGTAGTAGCCTCTCCAATTATATTGTTGAACCACTTACCTTCTTTTTCTCTAAACTCTAAAACTTCACCAGTTTGTTGATCAGTAATAATAGACTCTACGTGCCAACCGTTGTAAGCATCGTCATTATAATACTCTTGATCTGAAAATACTAATGTAACACCACTACCAATAGATAAAGCTTGGCTTAGTGTTAAACCCGTACCAGCAGCATTAATAGCTGTAACAGTAACAGGATTAGCTTGAGGTGTTTGATCAAACGAAGAGTCTGTACTAGTTACCATTTGACCAACTGTTAAACCGGTGACACTAGCAGAAAGTGTAACAGAGGTACTATTAGATGTTGTACCAGTAGTTGTACCTGTTCTATGATTAGCTAGTACTTTTGCTTGCGTACCTTCATAACTCATAGTTTTAAAACTTTTAATAACAGCAGGTGCGTCATTAAATACAGGTGTTATAGTACTACAATATTGAACACCGTAAAAATGATTTCTAGTAATTTCACTATAAGGTAAAGTCAAACCAAAATCAGCGTGAAGGAACATATCGCCTTGCTTAAACGTATAGTATTGATTGTTTAAAGAAACACTAAACTCAGGTATATAAGATCTAAAACTAACCCAAGAATTTGTTTTTTCATTAAAAGATACAGTTGTAACTCTTTTTGTAACATCTACTGTATTATCGGCATCAGTGTCATCTTCACCTAATCTGTTATGTATTGTTAAATCATACTCACCTTTTCTGTCGTTAAATCCACCATATAAGCCTATAGCTGACTTAAGTTCATCAGCAAAGTAATCATGCATACCTATGTCTGATATTACAGTAATACCATCTCTAGATAATCTACAAACAGAACCTCTATCTCTATCTGCAAAGTAACATCTATACTCATCGCTAGCAAATGACTCTGGATTTCTTGATATACCATGATCACCAGCGAAAGGTATTGCTTGGCCTAACACCATTTTAGTCGATGTTACGTTTGTATTACCATCAGCGTTAAATAAAGCGTCTTTATTAGATAATACTTTTAATACTTTATTTTCACAAAAAGCTAATATATCTGTGTTTCTAGTAAATGTCTTTTGTATACTACCATACTCTGGATTTAAATCTTTTGTAATACCTTTAGCTGTTATAAACTGATTTAAATTATTAACACCGGTTTTAGAGTTATATAAACCAGAGAATATCATACCGTGCTTTCTCTCTTCTTCTTTGTAGTCTGTTGAAAAAGTAGATGCTCTAACACCGTTATCTAGTCTAGGCGCATTAAAATCATCTAACACTCTATCTGACTCAACACCATTACCATAAGACCAACAGTTATACCAAGGCAGTAGATGCTCAGCGCTAACACACTCGCTTACA